AATATTTTAAAATTAAAGAAATGGAGAAACAACTCAAAGAATTTGTTTACTGTATGTTTGAGGCTGACCACGAACATAAACACATTAACACAGAAAGAATGTGGATTAAAATTATTTTTGGTGACCAAAAAAAAGGTGTGGGTTATTTGAGCAATCAACCCCAATTCATTTCTAATTTAAAAGAGGGTGATAGGTGTTCTTACTATACAACGAAAGAGGGAATAACTATAGCCGAACTACAAAAGCACTAATATAAAGGTTTATGATTATGAGTAAAAATTTTAAGATAAGAACTTATTGTACTGCAACTTATGAATATTATGTAAAAGCTAATTCACAAGAGGAGGCAGAAAAAAAACATAATCAAGGGTACAGTAAACCAAGTAATAATGGAAATCCTGTTGATATTTACGACGAAACAATAGATAAAATACAAAATTTAGATTAATATGTTAATAAGTTCCTTCCTTGAACTGCTAGGTATATACCTAGCAGTTCTCTATTTTATTTTAATGTACAGATAAAATCCCGTTCCCGTTTGCCGTTCCCGTTCCCGTTTTGGTTTTTCATTATGTGCAGCCCGCCAGCAATCGCACGGGAGACTGCAGCTTAAAAAAAAAATAAAAAAATAAAAAAATAAAATAAAAAAAAAATAAAAAAAAACTTTTTTTTTCTTTCAAAGTATGGTTTAATTATAATTGTCAACAATTAACCAAGAAAGGCAAAATTATGACACAATTAAAACTAAAAGAAAAATCCTTTACTCTTACTAAAAAAGATAAGGAATTTCTTGTTCACTATGGTTTATCAAAACAAGAAGTTTTGGATAAACAAAAAACATTAAGTAATATGAAACCTTTAGTATTAGAATTATTTGAGAAATTAAATACTTCTATGTTAGAAGTTTCAAAAGTAAAGGTATCAAAAAGTTTAACTGTTGATGCCAAAATTTGTAAAATTACTAAAGCATCAAGTTATGCTCTTAAAGGTGATGGTACAAAATTACTTGATGCTAATAAAAATCCTATCTTGATTTCCGGTAGAGTAGATACTAAAAAACTAAAAGAAAAGTATCCCCATATTTGGGCAGAATGTCTTGTTCCTACAAAATCGGTAGAAATAAGATATGAAATTAAGGAAGTTGAAAATGCCAAATAACTTACTTGATGAAATCAGAAATACTAATCTCACTACTATCAATGATAGTAGTGAGGTTGACCAACAACGAAACCAAACTAATATTAATGACAATCCAAGACAACATTTAAATAATGCTCTTGTTGCAAAAGTATTAGAGGACATAATTGTTGTTCATTGTAATAAATATCAACATACTGACCAAGCACAAGAGTTATGGTCTGAGGTAGAGCAAGCTATTGCTCAAGTCCGTATCCATATAGTGAGGTAAGTATTTACTATAATCAAGAAAAGGGATTAGTTATCTAATCCCTTTTTTTTTGTCTACTACATTCCCACATTCCCACATTCAATTAAATTCCCACATTCCCACATTCAATTAAATTCCCACATTCCCACATTAATCTACATTCCCACGTTCCCATAATAAATTGCTGCTCTTACTGGTCTGGCAGCTGTTTTACCTGCAGCAGCGCGATCGCGCGCGCCAGGTGTAAAAAGAGGCTCTAAATCCTATCCAAACACAATATCTAGTATGTTCTTGGTTTCCCACATACAAGATGTAGGTTCTTGCACCAACTACGCCTTACGGCAAGATCAATACATACATATATTTGCATTTTCGTATGGGTTCTATTATAGTAGTTTTATGTCATATTCTAATTTGACAACGGACAAGCTAAGACTTGAAGTTGAGAGACTCTTAATAAAAAACATCAAACTTTGCCAAGATAACTTTTTGTATTTTGTAAAAGAGATGTGGCCTGATTTTATATATCGTAAAACCAGTAAACAGGATAATTGGGGTCATCATCAAATCATAGCAAATGAGTTTACAAGTATTGCTGCTAATAAAAAAGGGAGGCTCATTATCAATATGCCTCCAAGACACACTAAATCAGAATTTGCTTCAATTTATTTTCCAGCATGGATGATAGGGAAGTTTCCTAAAATGAAAATAATGCAAGTGTCGCACAACACAGAACTTGCGGTAAGGTTCGGTTCTAAGGTTCGTAATATTGTTGGTTCTCCAGAGTACAAACAAATTTTTGGTGATGTTAAACTGCGAGAGGATTCAAAGGCTAAAGGTAGGTGGGAAACAAATCATGGTGGTGAATATTATGCAGCTGGCGTCGGTGCGTCCATCACGGGCCGTGGTGCAGACTTACTGATTATTGATGACCCACACACGGAACAAGACTCACTATCCGACATGGCAATGGACAGAGCTTTTGAATGGTATGCCTCAGGACCACGACAACGTTTACAACCCGGAGGCTCAATTTTACTTGTTATGACAAGATGGGCAGAAGATGATTTAACGGGTCGTTTATTGAAGGCTCAAACTGAACCGAAAGCTGATGAATGGCGTCAGATATCTTTTCCCGCGATACTCGGCTCAGGGAACCCTGTGTGGCCTGAGTACTGGAACTTAGAAGAATTAGAAAAGATCAAAGCATCATTACCGATACGAAACTGGTCGGCTCA